ATTCCACGCCAACTCCGCCGCCGAAGACGGCACAGGTCCAGGAGGCGCGTCGCCTACTACAACCCAACCCATGTCGTTATAGGCTTCGCCTAACCACGACAGGTCACCGATCTGGTCGATGAAGCCGTGAAGGCCGAAGATCGGCCCCCAGTTTTCAGGCAGCGGTTGCGGCTCGTTTAGTGCGCTTCCGTCCGACAGTTTTTTGAGTTGCCACAGTTTGCTCATTTGCTTGCTCCTTTTTTTGAGCACCACCATTTACATACACATACTCCTTTTGTGCAAGGTTATGTGCGACTGTTGCTTCCGCTTGGGCTTGATCAAATCCAGAAACGCCAAGACGTTGAAAGACCGCCATGTCGTTCACAAACGGAGCATGGCCCTGAAGATGTTTCTTTTCCGCTTCGCTTACACGCCACTCGCGCCAACTAGAAAAGTCATCCCGTGGTTTAAGCGCAATATGGCATCCAACATTTGCGGCCAATTGATGAATCAACTCAACAACCTCAACAGGCTGCATCATACAGAATGCATTGATGCCGCTTTCAAGGCGCATGTTGATTTCAGTGGTGCCGCCAAAACATGTGCCAATACTGATTGAACGCGCACGATGCTCGGATGCTTTCATGTCCTGAAGCATTCGCTCTTCTTGTATTTTCTGAATTTGCTTTTGAGTTTTGGTACTCATTGCGGATTCCAACTAATAACGACTTGACCGCCAGGGGATGCAACACTTATTGGATAAGGACTTCCGGGGATGACAGTCGCACAGTTAAAAGTAGAAGGGGTGGCCGCAGAGCCTGCATTGCCAGGATTACCCGGGTTACCCGCGCCACCAGGATTGCCCCCAGAGCCACCACTACCACTGTTCCCGGGGTTACCCGCTCCGCCACGGCCACCTCCGCCTCCGCCTCCGCCACCACCCGCGTTGTTACCAAACGGGAAAGGTCTAAATGGGGAACGCCCGCCAGCACCACCGCCACCAGCGCGGGTAGCATTTGCGTTACCTCCTGCCTGAAATGCAGGAACAGGACAACTCACCCCCCCTTTACCAGAACCTGTGCAAAAAGCACAGGCTCGGGAAAGCACGCCTCCCCCACTGCCACCACCCGGATTACCACCTGAAACAGGGCAAACGTTGCCAGTCTGCGGGGAGATATACACGCAGGGCGACGTAGGCTTGGTACCCGGATTGCATACTCCCGCGCCCCCTCCACCCCTACCACCACGCGCAGCGGGGAAGGGCTGACCTCCAGGTGTACCGCTGCCTCCGGGAGCACCGGTAGTGGGGAAGGGATTATTGCCACAACTAGGGGGCCAAAAACGAGGCGGGCAATTAGTTGGGCCACCTCTCCCGCCATCGCCACCCTGACCAAAGTTTGCGTTTGCTATGTTTATTCTGCCCGGTTGACCGCCGACACCGAAGCCGCCCCCAGCGCCTCCGCTACCACCAGAACCCCCAGAGCCACCAGCCCCACCATTTCCGGCTGCGCCGCCACTTCCTCCTGTACCACCGTTCCCGCCCGTACCGCCTGGGAATGTTCTGCAAATAGCAGTCGAAGAACCCCCAGTAGCCCCTGTATTACCAGGGTTACCATTTGCGCCTGTGGTTCCAGCAGAGCCGGGGTTACCGGGGCTACCAGAACTGCCCGTGCCGCCACTGTTACCACTTACGCCAGGAACAAGAACTTTATCAGTGCCACAACAATAAAACCAAGTTGGAGCCTGTGGAGCATTTGCGGCCACCACGCCGCCAGAAGCCCCGCCGCCACCAGCACCACCTTGAGTATTGCTGCCATACGAGAGGTTGGTCGCACTGCATGCCGCCGTGCCGCCACCTGCCCCACCGCCGCCACCGCCGCCATCGCCACCTGCACTCCCAGGGTTCCCAGGATTGCCAGTGCCTCCGGGATTCCCAGAGCCACCTGCGTTACCAGGGTTTCCAGCAGCGCCGGTAGCGCCCCTACCAGTAATTGATACGCGAGTTACCCCAAGCGGAACTGAAAAGGTACCGGGGGAATTAAAAGTTTGCGTACCGCCAGGAACTAGCGACCGTCCAAACAATGCAATTTTAGGAGTTCCAGCAGGCATTATGGCCTCCGTTTTTCAGGATCAACGCCCAAAGAAGAGCGCCGGTCAAACACACGATCTGAATGCGCGCCATTTTTATCCACATAGTGCAACATGAACTGCACTACTAATTGGTCATCCCGCAACGGATAACGCCAATGCCGCGCCTCGCACCCTTTATAAATAACCGCCCCTCCAGAAGGCAATTTGTGCTCACTCGGAGGGTTGTTTTTATAATGCATCCAAATAGAACTTGGCTCGCCTTTGTAAGCAACATTAACTGTAACGCTTACTTCGCATGAAGGACGGTCAGTATGCGGTGTTAGTTGATCTCCGGGCTGGTAAATACGAGCATAAGAATATGTAGGCAATAACTCCTTGCCACAGGCCTCTTGAACGGCCGGGGTGTATTCTTTTAATACCACTTCAATTAATGGGTCAGCGTAAAACGAATAAAGCGAAGTATCATCTTTACATTCGCTTTTTACGCCCCACTCTCCACGCTTTATGCGGTTTTCAAGGTACTGGGAAATGGTTGACAAGGTGGCAGCATCCAAGAATTCGTCAATCTGAACACACCCAAACCGTTCAAAAATTTCTTGGTTACTCATAGTAAAACCACCCCGTAACAATATATTTGCTGGTTTCGCCAAGCACGGTATTTCCACGATGCGTATGTGTATACGCGGCAGGCCAAAGAATCATGGTGTTGGCTTTAGGGCGCAAACGGAGACGCTGATACAAAAACTCAGTTTCCCCGCCGTCTTGCTCTTCAAGATCATTCAAGTACAGCATGTAAACCAGAACTCGATCTGCGTGCTCTTTATTTCCTTGCTCGCCATGCCAAACATGGTATCCGCCGCCAGGATCGGTACGCTGCATTTTCATGGCAGTGCCGCGAATGTTGGCGTCCCTCAAAACGGAGAACTGTCCGGTGTAATTATCATAGCAATCTTGTAAGCCATTAAAAAATATGTTTGTGGCTGATATATTATTAAATGGCTCGGCTGTGTGGCCGTTAACATTTAGTCCAAGCTGCAAATCATTCTTAAAATGTTTTTCGGCACCTTCACTTTGTTGGCGATTGAAGCCTGCGCCGGATTTAATAAGCCGTTCAAATTCATTTATTAAATGTTGGCAGTATCCATCAGGATACACATCCTGATAGATACCAATAAATTCTTTGTACTCGATGTTCATTTGAAAGAAGGTCCAGAAATCCAAGCCACAAGAGATTGACGATTACCGCTTGTCACGGGGGTTACTTGGTGGAGTACATACGAAGGGAATGCTGCCACCAGACCCCGCTGTTTGCGGACATTGACGGGCTGACCACCAGTAAGCACCTGAAGGTTCCCCCCTTCGTACTGGCTCGGATCGCTCAGTTGAAGAACTATACTGAGTTTCCGACTTGGGGCCACATTGCCGCCGTAATCCACGTGCCATCCGTACATTCCCTGTTCTGATTGATCATAGTTAGTCAACTGCAAGGCTTCGCCAAATCCCGTCAGGTCAAACCTATAGTACTGGGCATTCAGGGAGGAAGCAATATGCCCCAACTTCTCAAATACCCAAGCGGTGTCAGGCGTCTTCTGAAGCCACGATACCTGCGACCGCCGTATCTGTTTCAGCGCTTCTCCATCAGCACCACCGCCCACCTGCGCTCTATGCTCTGCCTTAACGGCCTGCTCTTGGAGCCAGTTCAACTCCTGCTCCGTAAAGCCCCCCTCCCACCAAACAAACGGTTCGACATGGGTGGCGTATGGGGTCAGCACATGCTGCACAGGCGCTCCTTGTGGGACACGATAAAGTGGATGCACCGTGTCGGGGTGTCGGCGTTGCTGCCGGTCAGTTGATGCTGCATCCACGAATTTCCAAACATCACGGTGCCGGGCACCATGTTGTTGAAGTGGATTGCGTTTGTGGCGGTCGTAATCTCCGCGCCTTGCATGAAGTCTAGTTCGATCATGGACTTGTTCATGCGAGTGTCGTGGTAGATCGGATACGCTCCGCCCTGCGGGGCTTCGAGGAAAAACCACCCACACATCTGGCTGTTCTTGTGAGCATGCACGTCGGTGCCCGCTCCGCGATTGACTTCCTGCGCCCAAAGGCCAGAGAGGTAAAAGTCGTACTTGTCTACCGCGTAGCCCTGACCACGAAGCAGGTCTACAACTGAGAGCAGAAGGTAGTCTGCCACTTCCTGCAAGGCAGGCTCGTCCCCCAGATGAGCGGACTGACACATGGGCCACTCGGGCTTGCGGACTTGATCCAGATATTGGATGCATGTCGGAAGCACCTTCTCCACAAGGTCGGGCCGCTCATCTCGGTAGACGATAGCCGGGAAGTAAGCAAAACCTTCCATCAGGAATTGATGTGAGATTCCAAAACGGAAGCAAACGACAAGATGTCCTGAGCCGTAATATCAGTAGCCGAAGCGGCGGGTTTGGTGCGCCGGTTTTCAATCAGCGTCTCTTTGGCAAGACGCACTGCTTCCAGTTTTGCCTGCTTGGCGGCAAGAGCCACTTGAGCGTCCATCTGCGCAGTCATGGCGGCGGCGTTTGCTTGCGCTTGCGCTTGAATGCCAGCAAGACTGTTCGCGCTACGCAAATCCTCCATTGCACGCTCGTGAGCGCGGCGTCCTGCGTCGCGGGCCTCTTGCAGATCAATATCTGCTTGCTGTTCGGGGGTCAAAGCCATTTTTTGCTCCTATTAAGCCTTCATGTCCTTCATGGCAATATTGCCGTACCACGTCGTTCCTCCGTTCGGGGTGAAGAAAACCCAAACATCGACAGCGTTCGCCGTGGTTGTACGAGACAGTTGCGCTGCCCCGCCAGGGAAAACAAAACTACCGCCGGCCCAAGCCACAGTTCTACCGGCAGTACCGTCGTTCGTCAAGATCAGCGTGAACGAAGACGAGCCCGTGGCAACGGGATAGCGCAAGGTGATGGTTGCGCTGCCAGTCAAAGTTGCAGTGAATACACCGCCGCTCGTGACATCAAGGTTGATGGCTGTTCCAGTGTTGCCCAACGCCGTGACAGTGTCGGCGTAACCAATTGATCGGATGTAGTTGCCTGTAGTAACGGCGGCTGCGACTGATAGCAAGTTTGAGGAACTAATCGCCGTGCTGGCACCGCCGCCCAATAGAACGTTGTTCGCTGTCAGCGTGCCGGACTGAGTAACCAGACCGCCCGTAGTGTTGACCGCGTTACCGATTGCTGTGGTAACTCCGGTTCCGGTCGTAATGGTAGAGGGCGCTACGCCAGCGCCACCACCGACAACAATTGCACTAGCCGCCAAAGCGGCTGAAGAGGCTAGGGTATTCGTGGCAGAAAAATAAGGGACGCCCCCCGAAGTGCCGGAAGTCAAACCGGTACCGCCGCTGCCCACCGCGAGCGTACCGCCAACCGTAACCGCACCAGAGGTAGCCGTCGAAGGGGTCAGACCGGTGCTGCCAAAACTGATGGTGGAAACGCCATCTACTGCGCTCGACGCAACTTTGACGTAATCGCTGCCGTTCCACGCAACGATGGCGCTTTCCGTCGCCACCAAGGTCACGCCCGTGGTTGGACCTGCCCCGACAATCTTGACCGATTGACTGGTGGACGTGGCGTTGATGATCAGGTACTGACGGCTAGAGGCCGGAGCAGTGATTGTCAGCAGACCTGCGGGGTTGCCCGTGCAGTTGATCACCGCGTACTGGGCAGAGCCGGAAGACCCAGAGCCAACCTGCGTCAGCGAAGAACCGTTGGTAACCGTGAGCGTTACCGCTGTCTGAGAACCGCTGATAATCTGCGTGCCTGCGGCAGCAGCATCTACATACTGGGTGATGTAGTCGTTGACCGTGTCGCCCCAGGTGCCGGACAGTTCACCCGTGACCGGGAGGGCAAGGCCCAGGAGGGAGGTGTATGAGGTGGGCATCTGATGCTCCTACTGAGTGTTGATATTTTGCCAATTTGCGGTCTGGGTGTCATCAATGATTTCCCAGAAATTACGCACCGTTTGCGACTCGGTAATGGCAGCGGCTTCAATACGGGATACCCCGTAGTTTGTGATGGCCGCGATCTGGGCGGCTATCGTTGCGTTCTCAATGACAGACGCCACAAATGTGGCGGCAGCGGCCTCAGTGCTGGTAATGGCTGCGGTTTCCGTGACTGACAGCCCCGTGTAACTTGTTGCCGCTGCTTCAGTCGTAGATGTTGCGGCAGTTTCCGTCACCGATTCGGCGTAGAACAGGCCCGCGTCTTCTGTACTCGTGGCCGCTGCCGTCTCCGTGACGCTCACGTCATACGTAACAAGCACGCTCTGGGCATCAGAAATGGCAGTGGTGTCGGACGCGCTAACCGCGTAGTCAACATTGACCGACTGGGTTTCGGTCGCAGCCGCCGTCTCAGTGACAGACGCCGTGTAGTCAACGAGCACATCTTGCGTCTCGGTCGCAGCCGCCGTCTCCGTCACGGAGACATTCAGGATTAGTGTTGCACTCTGAGTCTCGGAGATGGTGTCCGCCCCGCCCCAGGCAGAAACGCCCCAACCGCCGCCACCCCAGGCCACCTGTGTGACCAAATTCTCAGTAACGGAAACCGGATATGTGGCCCCACCGGCATTTGTCTCCGAAATGGCGGAGGTTTCTGTGACCGACTCGTTGTAGTCAGTCGTGGCCGTCTGCGCCTCAGTCAGCGCCGCTGTTTCGGAAACAGCATCCGCGTAAAAAGTGCTGACCGACTGATCTTCCGTAGCCGCCGCTGTTTCAGTAACGGAGACAGGGAAGGTGGCTGCGCCCGTCTGCGTTTCCGCAAACGCAGCAGTTTCTGTGACGCTTCCGGTTAGGGTTGCATCAACAGACTGTGTTTCAGAAAGGGTGGCAGACTCAGAGACGGAGTCACTGAAGGCGGTAACACCGCCCCAGCCTTTCTCGCTCCAAGCGCCGTCACCCCACCCAAAGGCCATATCAGGTCAGCGTAGCGGTGTAGGTCACGGCAATCGTGTCGCCGCTCACCACAGACTTAGAACTGGAAAAATCACCTGCGGAGAACAGCGTTCCCGTGGTGTTGTCAATCGTGGCGCTACCACCAATGTTGATGAAGCAACCCGCGACCGTACCAGACGACGTAATGTTGAACGTCACAGCAGACGAGGTGGTCTTGCTGCCGCTCGATGCCGCGCTGAATGAAGGCGTCTTGCGGTTGCCCGAGTAGGTTGGGGCATTAGCCAGACCCACTTCGTTCCATGTGCCGTGCGAAGCCTGAGTGTCACCTGCTGACGGAGTGCCGGTGCCTTTAAGGCCCATGACAACTGCGCCCGCAGCCGAGTTACCAAGAATCGTATCCAAGGTCAGGTCTTTACCTACCGTCGTCACGAGGTTCTTGATGTCGTCTTCCCACTTGATGTTGCCATCCTTGTCGCGGCACACAGCGTGGTACGTGCCGTGGATGCCCATTTCATCGGACGGCTGAGTGTTGTACGAGCATGCAGCTTCCACTTTATCCGCCGCAGTAATTTTTTCAATCGTCATGATGGCTCCTTAAATGATGCGAATTAACGCACTGTCGGGGGTGTTGGGCCCAAGTTGGACCTGAAAACTTTGACTCAGCGTGGTCTGGTCAATACCAAAATTTAAAACTCCAATCGACTTATTTGACTTGGAGGCGTTGTAAATCAAGGCGCCGCGGGGCGCAAAAGTGGTAGCTATCCAAGTCGGATTATCAAACGAGGCATATGCCACTCCATTGCTCAGGTTGACTGTCACATTCACTAAAATTTCGCCCCCGGCAGTGTACCCAGAGCTTGATACTTCCCCCACCGCGGTATAAACCGTGGTGTCTGGGCCCAACACGGCAGAGGATGTGTACAGTGCCATCTTGAGTATGTCTGTCTCAAGGTCATGCTGGCCCAGCAAAAGCTGTTCCTTGAAACTGTTGGTCAAGCCCGCAGTAATCATGTCACTGCACCTTTAGCTTGACTTGGCCATCGCGGTAGGCATCCCCGCGCTGCTTGGCATCGCCCAAGTTCTTCAGAAGCGCCACAGCTTCCAAATACTTTTGGTTATACAAGGCCATCATGTCGGCTTCGCCCTTCATGTAGGTGTAAGCCTCGATGAGCGACCCGTACAGCAACGCCGAATCAAAGTTGTCGCCCAGCCAAGTCTGGCCATTGGCTGCCTCCGTGATTGACTCAGGGTAGTAGTAATAGTGAAGCTCGACCGTGTACGCGGCATTGGGGGTGGGGCCCACAATAAACGTCAGTTCATCCTCGTTGTCAGACCTGGGGCCGAAGATGGCGTAGTACTTGGGCAGCGCCGTGTACGTGGGAGTCGGATAGACCTGCCGAATAAAGTTCACGTCCTTGTTTTGCAAGTACGTATAAGCACCCGTCCCGTCAACCACCGCCAAAGAGTAGGTTGACAAAAAATCGCTAGGGCACTGCAGGTACTTGTTGTTGGCTGTCAGGTTGCCCGTGACGTTCTTGCGCAAATTTGCAAGCTGGACCGTGTTGTAGATGCGCTGCTCAGCTTGGCGGATGAAGACAGGAATCTCCGCCGCGAACGAGGCGTCCTGGTTCTCGGTGTAAGCAATGATCGCCGCAGTGAGTTGAGCGTAGTTCATGTGATGCTCGTCTGAACCGATCCAAGGATTGCATCCGCCCAAAGCGGTTTTGCATACGGCATTGGCATCATGCCAACACTGGCAAACGAAGTGTCCACGGTGAACCCCACGAACACCGTCACGCCCATTGTCGCTTCAGGACGGGGCTGATACAAGGCCTGCGGCTCGGTAATCGTGCGCTTGGGCTCCAACTGCGGATGCTTGGGCTCATAGCACTCATCGCAGACCTTGAAGCCCTTCCAGTCCTTGATCAACGAATTGAGCTTGAACCGTTGGCCACACTGGTCGCACAGCGCAATCGCGAACTTGCCTGATGCAAACCCAGCGCCCATGACTACCTCGTCGTGTAAGTCGGAACGGCGAAGTAGCTGGACCGCTCACGGTCTTCCGTAGCAGCCCGGAAGAACTCTTCTTCGTAGAACGACTTGAGGATCTGGATGCGATCCGGGGCCTTTTTGATGGCCAGATAGTAGGCAAGGCCCGCAATCAGGCACGGCAAAAACCGGAACGAAATGTCGGCGGTGTTCGTGTACGCCCCAGTGTCCTGGATGCGACGAATTACGTAGTACCGAAACTCGTAGGTGGTCGTAGCATCCGGCGCCGGGTACAGGAACAACTTAGCCGGAGCCGTGCGCTGCACAAAGTACTGCGCCGGGCGCGACCGCGTGTTCTTGTTGGGAACGTGCAGGTACTCGGCGTAGCCAATCCGGTCAATGGTGATGTCCTGCTGGTTCGAGGTACCCGCATTGGTGCGGATGACCGCGGACAGGGCATCCACCGTGTCGTCCGGCAGCGTGTACTCGTACTGGCCAACAACCAGCGGAATCTGCCGCTGTTCAATCGTCCACAGGTTCAGCCCGCGGTTGGCCCACTCCGCAAACATGAGGTTGATCGAGCGCAGGGCGGTCTTCATGTCGTAACCGTCCCGATTCTCATAGCCGCAGCGTTCGTACGCTTCGGTGATGATGTCATCGAACTCCAGATTGAAGTTCGACGTGCCCGATGTAGCCATGATTTAGTAGATGGTTGCCTTGCGAGCGCGAGCGGCGCCCACACCGCGGACTTGCACAACGTCACCAGTAGAGGCCTTCTTGACCGGCTCGCTCATGGTTTTGCCCTGGGGGCCAGCCATGTCAGGGCCAGATGCAGAGATCTTGCCACCCTTGGGCACGCCCTTCATGGCCATGCCGCCGTCCTTGAAACCCTTAACGGCGATGCCCTGGCCACGCTTGGCCAGACCGCCCTTCTTGTAGTTGCCGTTCATCATTTTTTGCCGCCTTTCTTGGCTGGTTTGGACATACCGGCCTCGCTCAAGGCGATGGCCACTGCTTGTTTGCGATTGGTCACCTTCTGGCCAGACGAGGACTTCAGTGCCCCGGTCTTGAACTCATGCATGACCTTTTCCACTTTCGCGGGCTTCTTATGAGAGGGCACTGCGCTGCTCCTTTATAAAGGCATCCAACTTTTCGTCAAGCCTGTCCAGCCGAACAAGCACCCGATTGATGTCGCTGTGGACATCCGCCCGAGTAACAAACTTTTCCGCGTTCTCTTCCCGCGTCTTGCTCAGCAAAATAGACACGCGCTTCAGCTCGTCGTGCATCGACTTGACCCAAAGCAGTGCTGCCGCGGACGCAAACGACAGCACGATGTTCCATATCAGCACTTCCATTTCCGAAGACTCTTGTTGATACGACTATCGGGATCGTTTGCCGTTTTTTCGCTAGTCAGCTTGGCTTTCATGCCGGACATCCTGGCACAGAATGACTTCTTGCGTGGCCCACCCTCCGGCTGCGGAGCCTTCAGCCCCGGCTTGCCAGGATTGGCGCGGTTGTAGGAGGCGCGCCCTTTGGCGTTCAAGCCGCCGCTGGGGCTCTTGCCCTCCTTGCGCTGCCAAGCAGGTGACTTGGCCATGCGTCAGTACATCTTGCACTGCTTGTTACGGGCCTCGCCAACGCCGCGAGGGGCCACAGAGGCGCTGGGCTTCTGATAGTCCTTGCGAGGCGTCTGCTTCGGACCGCCCTTGCTCATGTCCTGTTTCTGAGCACCGGGCTGAACCTCGCCCTGGTACTGGTCAATCGCCATTTTTGCTGCGCGTCCCATGCTGGGCTCCTTAACCGTAGAAGAACGTCACCGAGGTGACGTTGGTGAGGGTTACATACGGATCCGCTTCAAACCGAACACCATCGTTAGGAATGATGATGTAAAGGTAGCCGCTGCCGGTGGTATTGGCCGGGGTATCGAGCTTGATTAGCTCCGTGCCGCCAGCGCCACCGTCCCTGAAAGACAAGGACCCGACAAGGTTACCGAGGACTGCGTAGATCCCTTTGACGCGAGCACGTGGGGTACCGATGCCCGAGGCACCGGTAGCCACCATGTTTTTCGCTTTTACGTCATATTGAAAGCCCATGAGGCGGCTCCTCTTGCTTTGTTCCGTTTAATTCAGCAAGCTGGGCTTTGAGTTCCGCGTTTTCCTTGAAAAGCGCAGCAGCTTGACCCATTGCAAAGTCACGCTGCTGCACTAATAGGTTCACGAGATACTCAAACTCCTTGTCGTCGTGCGTGAACATTAGGCGGCACGAGTCACGAGCTTCCAATCGGGAGACGAAATGGTGCCCGCCTGAACGTACAGGTTAGCGCCGGTCACGTCAACAAACAACGAGCCCGGGCCAGCAAAGTTGTCGCCGGTACCAGAGGCACCCGAAGTGGGAGCACCTGCGCCAGTCATCACGACCACATTGTTGGACACACGGATCTCGGCCTTCTTGTACGGGCGAATCGAGCCGCCACCACCCACGGCATCCTGAAGATTCAGGTCCATACCGTAGTCAAAGCCCGAAGCACCGGTAGACTGGGTCATACCGATACCGAAGCCCGCGCGGGCGGTCGTGACACCTCCGTCGCCGTCCATCCAGGCCATCACGGCAGCATCGGCCGTCGTAGTCTGGTCGCCAACCACGCCCATCACGCCTGCCTTGGCAAACGTCGAGGCGTTGGTGCCCGTCATCAGATACCGGCCCATCGTACCGATGTAGTAAGTGGCGGTAGAGGTCTGATTGCCCGAGCCAAAAACCTGACCTGCCACACCTTGCGCGCTAGAAGGCGCAGTGGCGGTAGAACTGCCAAAACTGGCGGTCGGGTTGACGATGAACGACGCAGCACGGGTTGCCGTACCGGTTTCCGACGCTGATTAGGCGCCAGGAGAGCCGTAGGCGCCGCGGGGGTCGCTCCAGCCAAAGCTGTAACGCTCGCGAGCCTTGTAACGGACGTTGCCGGTGTCAAAGTCGCCTTCAAAGGCGGTCTTGATCGGCGAACGCTCGAACATCTTGAGGCCGTTGGGGGCATCAGTGATGAGGAACCAAGCGTTGACGTCGGTCAGGTAGTGGTTGACAGAGTAACCCTCCGGGATCAGGCCCATGGACTTGATCGCGTTGATGTCATTGTCAGCCGTGGCCGTACGCAGCGTGCTCTTCATCAGGCGCTCAGCGGTGAACTGGAGCTCCTTCGGAACGATCAACTTGCGTGCGGTCAGCGCCACCTTCAGGCCACGTTCGTCGATGAACGCGGCGATGTCGATGATGCCCTGCTCCAGAGACGTCTCGTTCAGGTCCGCGCCGACCGTGGGACGGTTGGCGAAGTTGGCCGAGAGAGCCGTGGGGTGGTTGGTAGCGAACAGCGAAACGCCGTCACCGCCCGGGAAGGCGGGGTCGAAGCCGTTGTTCAGAACCGCAGCGCCCTTGACCTGCTTGGTGTGGGCCATCGAACGAGCCATTGCCTTGGTGTAGCGGCCAGCCAGTCGGTCGTAGAGGTTGTCCTCAACGGCTTCCTCGGTCAGCGCGAAAGCCATGGCAATCGTCTCGTGGGTGTAGCGCGCAGTGAAGGACTCAATTGCGTTGTCGTACTGGACGCCAGCGCCTTCAGTCTTCACCGGAGCTGCACCGAAGCCGGTCAGCATGACTTCCTCTTCAAACGCACGATCCGAAGTCTCGATGGAGAAGATCTCCTCGTGCTCGTTCTCGTAACGCTTGTACTCCAAACCGAACAGAGCGTTCAGGCCTGGCTCCAGCTCTTTAACAAGTTGGGAACGGGTAATTGCCATGATCAGGCTCCATCAGCAGCAACACCGACGCTACCGTACTGGTGTTGATTGAGTTTCACAACGACCACTGCGTACTGGCCAAGCTCGTTGCCAGCTTGATTGCTCAAGCCAACAATCTTCATGGTCAGTGCAGCCGTCTTGGCGGGGGTGCCCAGCGTAGCAGCAGAAACACCAGTGATGTTGCTGCCACCGGTACCGGAGGTCGGATCGGCGTTCTTGCCGATGTCGGCCTGGGTGATCGTGCCAGCAGCCTGGATCAGGAACAGTTGGCTCGGATCGTCCAGCACTTCGCAGTCGATGGGGCCGATGTTGGGAGTGATATTACCGGGGTAATAGTTCTTCCAGGTCGGCTTGTCGGCACGAGTGGGGTCGTTGTACTGCACACCGTTGAACACGCCCGTGGGGGCAGCGTGCGTGGCAGCGTCGTACTTGATGATGTAGCCGTCATAGACGACCACGAGGTCACCTTGATAGATCGCGGTGGCATAGCCCGACTGAATGTAGTACCCATATTGTTTCTGGGCACCAGTAGCAGACAGGTTACCGACGGGACGCAATCCAAAGGCCTTATTGACGTTTGGCATTTGTAAGCTCCGAAGATTGAATGGTCAGCCAGATTATTCCGGCTTACGGAAGGTGGTGCGCGAACTCCGCTCGGGGCTCTGATCT